TTTTGTTTGTTTTCCAACTCCTGAATTTGATTTTCTAGTTTTGATAATTCTAGTTTAATTTGAAAGTCATCCATTACTGTGATCTCCCTCTGGTAAATTTTCATACTTGTTTGCAGCTACCTTTTTAATCAAGTCATTCAAAACATAGGTATAGCCAAGTTTCATTAACTCATCTGCAAAGGCGTCTACACTCATTTCAAGTGTCTCATGATAAACTTTCTCGATTAACTGTTCATTGACTTCGTGGCTCATCGTTTAAACGATCCTTTCTATTTCTCGTAGACTTTCTTCATGTTGTTCATAATCATCTAAATCAATTTCTTCATAATCATCCATCACTTAGGCTCCTCTAAATCTTCTTCAAATACTTCATTCATACGACCAGTGTTTCTGTCATAATATAATGAAGAACATAAACCTGTCAAGCCTGAATATCTATTTTTTAGCACTCTGACTTTGGTTGTGTGTCTTTCATTAAGGTCTTTGGCTTGACTGTTGCGTTCCAACCCCAAAATCGTGTCAGCAAGCTGGGCAATAGCTCCGCTACCTCTAAGGTCTGAAACTTTAGTTGCAGCAGCTTCCTCGTGTCCTATACCACTAGGTCTTCTTAGGTGTGACACAGCAAATAAACTGATATTCATCTCCTCAACTAACATTCTAAGTCTTGTACAAATTTCATCAAGTGCTTTTCTCTCGTCAGTGTGGCTCTGGTCTGATACCACTATTGATATGTGGTCTAAAAAAATAAATTTACATCCCATGCCATGCACCATAAATCTGATTCTATTAATTATGTTATCAATGCTGGTGCTACCAAAAGAATCATAGAAAAATAATCTGCCTGTTCCCAGTGTTGCATCAAAAGCTAGTTTCTTCTCTTCATCAGTGGCTTCTACTTCATTCAGATGAAGTCTCTTGTGACTATCAAGCGACATAATGGAAAGACCACTTGTTTTTACACTTTCTTCCAGAAACAAACACCCAATAGACTCTTCTGTAGTTTTTAATAACTTATAGACAATCTCTCTAAGAAACTGAGACTTACCTAACCCTGTTCCAGCAGTTATCACACACATCTCATTCCTAATCCCTCCAGTCATATCATTGATACCTGGAAAAGGATACAAAGCTATAGACTTCTCTAAAGGTTCCATCACTAAAGACTTTAAATCACTGCCTTTAACCACTCCATCAGGCACAAAAGCCTGAGATGACCACCAATCGGAGTTAAAAGACTTGACCTGATTATCTTTCAAGTAATCACAAGCATCCTTGTAGGGCTTTCTCATACGCATCACTTTAGACTTGTGCGGAAATAGGTCACAACACTCTAACACAGCATCCTGACCAGGCTTATCATTATCAAATGCAAACACAATGCCTTGACTAAAAGAGTTTAAATACTCAAATGCTTCTTTACAAGACGCTAAGGCTGACCCAGCTCCATTAGGAACTGAAACTACTGGTGATCTACTTAGTCCACTTGAGTCAAGCATTTGTGCTGCTGCTAAAGCATCAGCCTCCCCTTCACACACAGTTATGTACTTAGCAGAGCCTGCTGGGTACGCATCCATACCAAAGAGAGGTGACTTGTCACCTCCACCACTCCACCGAAAGTTCTTATTTACACCTCTGATCTTGTATGTATCCTCTCCATAAGGATACCAATGCTCACCCTTGTCAGTAACTTTAACATTAAACTTATCAAGTGTGGTTTGTTTGATGTTTCTCTCTGGTATGCCCTCAGAGACGAATACAGGCTTGTCAGCGTCTTTTCTGTATTTAGGCATCATAGCCACTACCTCAGCAGTAGAAGGCTTGTGAGGCTCTTCTGAGAGGCTGTCAGAGGGTAAATACTTTTTACACTTGTGGCACCATGCCTGAATGTCTCCATTAACTTTTTGAAGGACAGCTACGTTCTTAGTGCCAGGAGTAGGACAGTCCTTAATTTCTGAACAGCTAATATTTCTTAGATGTTTTCTTCTCTGTTTTACCATAGTTTTTCCTCAGTGAGAACTACATAGTTTCTTAGATGAAAGCTAAGAGATAATAATTATAAACAATTACCTTTGAGTCTAACATCAGAGAAACTACAAAGTCATAAAAATAGCATATTTTTTAGTAAATAGCAATACTATTTTCAATTAATTATCCAATAATGTTATATTGTCGTTTATATCTAACATTTCAGAGGCATATCCGAATGTATCTCCAACATCAGGCAGAGGTAAACAGTTTACACAAAGTTGTACCCTTTCTTGAGTGTTAGAACCAGTTAAAGAGTCTTCACTCTCAGATAATATGTCATTGCAACTTTTACACCGCATTGTTTTCTCCTTTGCTGAAAGAGTACATAAGTATTAAAGAAATACCAGCAGACATTATTAAACCACTAACAAACATACCTACAGCCCAATCAATAGGTTTTAAGTCTAACATATAGTAAGCTGTGACTATGCTTTCCATCACAGTTCCTGTCCAGATACCCCATAAACCCCACAACAGAGCTAAAGAAGCATACTTAAATAGGTTTCTAAATTTCATAACATCCTCCTTAAAATATAATACCAGTTGACAGAATAACAAATAACATAAACAAATACAACAAAAAATTACATAAAGTATTAATCATCTAAATCTCCTAAATTAATTATGAATTACAGTGTTTATTATCGTTACATTAACTCAAATGTACAATATTTTATTGCTATCAAATGTTGTGTTTTAATAGGTGTAAACTATCAAGTAACTAACTGATACTAAAGTATAATCTATATGTAATTGGTATAAACTATTGGTGTATCTGAGTTCATAGTAATTATTTATTATGTAGCTATGTGGTACAAAACAGACATATTCATAAAAACTGCACCAATCCTGTGCAAAAACCATGCCAACTTAGTCATAATAACCCTACATAGTTTCTGGTATAGTTTTTGCTATAGCAATAATCGTGCCAATTTGCTCTATGGGGGGGAGGGGGTGTAGCTTTTTGTTGTAATAATGCTGAACCCACACCGCTACAAAAAAAAGTAATTGACAGATTAAAGAAAATATGTTAAAATTATGCTTTTAAAAGACTATGTAGTTTGAGAAGTTATTTCAAAGAAACTAGGAGTTAGCTTAAAAGGAAAACAACAACAAGTTATCTATTGTTGGTTTTACTTCTAAGTTTCAACAAAGAAAACTGCATTGATCTATATTGTAGGTATAGGAAAATCAATGGATATCGAACACTCTAAGAATATTGAGAATGAGTTGCAAGACTCTACTCAAAGCTCAATAGAACAAGAGAAGAAAAGAACATACGCTACTAAAGCCAAGACTCTCACACCAGTAGGCACTAAAGTAAAGAGAAGACCTGGCAGACCCTCTAAGAAGGAAATGGAGTATGTTGCTCTTAAAACAAAGAGAAAGAAGAGTTCTCTTGTCTCAAAACGAGAAGAAACACAAAAGATTAGAGAACTTATGGCTAGGATGCTCATTACCAATGGTGACAGGGTTCTCAAGAAAACAATAGACATAGCCATGACTGATGAACACCCACATCAGATGGCAGCACTAAAGCTACTAATGGATAGAGCATTACCTACTTCTATATTTGAAAAAGACAGACAACTAAACAAAGGAATAACAATCAACATATCATCAGCAGCAGAACCAAAACCTATAGTAATAGAGGATTCTGATGGAGCTTGATGTAAAGTTACTATCATGGCAACAAAAGGTATGGAATGATACCACTAGATTCAAAGTAGTAGTAGCTGGTAGAAGAACTGGTAAATCCAGACTAGCAGCATGGTTATTAATTATTAATGCTCTTCAAACTGAGAAAGGTCATGTCTGGTACATAGCCAACACTCAGGGACAGGCTAGAGATGTAATGTGGTCTACTCTTCTTGAGTTAGGACACCCAGTAGTAGATTCTAGTCATATTAATAATCTACAGATTAAACTCATCAATGGTACTACAATATCATTGAAGGGTGCAGATAGACCAGAGACAATGCGTGGAGTATCTCTAAAGTTTGTTGTAATGGACGAGTATGGCTCTATGAAGTCAGAGGTATGGGAAACTATTATCAGACCTGCTCTAGCTGACCAGAAAGGCTCTGCGTTGTTTATAGGCACACCTTACGGTAGAAACCATTTCTTTGACCTCTTTAACTACGCTAACGATAGCGGTGATTCAGAGTTCAAAGCATGGCATTTTAATTCTTTTGATAATGATTTACTAGACCCAAAAGAGATAGAAGCAGCTAGGAAGTCAATGTCTAGCTTTGCTTTTAGACAAGAGTTTATGGCTTCTTTTGAAGCTGCTAGTGGTGGTTTATTCAAAGAAGACTGGATACAGTATGATGAACAAGAACCAGAAAGAGGTAGATGGTATATAGCTTGTGATATTGCAGGATTCTCTGATGTAGCTCATGCTAACACTGCTAGGAAGAAAAGACTAGACCAAACCGCTATAGCAATAGTAAAAGTAGATGAAGATAGATGGTGGGTTCATAGTATAGAACATGGTCGCTGGGATATTAAAAAGACTGCTTCTAAGATATTTCAAGCAGTAACGGACTTTCAGCCTTTGTGCGTAGGAATAGAAAAAGGTATTGGTAAAAATGCAGTAATGGGTTACTTGTCAGATATGATGCGTCAATACAACACATATTTCAGAGTAGAAGATGTAACTCATGGAAACAAGAAAAAGATTGATAGAATTACATGGGCATTACAGGGTAGGTTTGAGCATGGTAAGATTACTCTGAATAAAGGAGAATGGAACAAAGAGTTCTTAGATCAGTTGTTACAGTTTCCTAACCCACAAGTGCATGATGATTTAATAGATGCTTTGTCGTATATCACACAGGTACAGATACCAGAATATACTACATACTATGAAGAAGAAGAATATGAACCACTAGACATGATAACAGGCTACTAAGTAGTATACCGTTATGTGTACCACCCTAAAAGGAAAACAATATGTATGATGACAGTAAAACAGTAAATCCTCTTGTATCATGGGTACTAGGTCAATGTGACCAATGGAAAGTACACAGAGATACAAACTATCTGGACAAGTGGCAAGAGTATGAAAGATTGTTTAGAGGTATCTTTGACCCAGCAGACAAAACCAGAGATTCTGAAAGAGCCAGAATAATCACTCCTGCACTGCAACAAGCGATAGAGTCACACACAGCAGAGATAGAAGAGGCTGTGTTTGGTAGAGGAGAGAAGTTCTTTGATATTACTGATGATGGTTTTGATCCACAGAAAATTGATATTCAGATGATTCGTAATCAGATGATAGAAGACTTTAAGAAGGGTAACGTAAGAAAGTCAATCTCTGATATTATCTTACTATCTGCAATCTATGGTAACGGTATTGGTGAGATTACTGTATATGAGAAAAAAGAACTAATACCAGCTATGCAACCAGTAGTAGAGATGGGTATTACAGCAGTAGGAGTACAAGAGAAAACAAGGTTCTGTGTTGGACTCAAACCAGTTACACCATACAATTTTTTGATAGACCCCTCTGCAAGCAACGTACAGGAGGCTCTAGGCTGTGCTATTGAAGAACTGGTATCTATCCACTCTGTAGTAGCAGCAATGGAGTCAGGAGTCTATGAGACGGTCTCAGACCTATCTCAATATGCTATAGAGACTGATTTAGAACCATCACAAGAAGTATCTGATTATCAAGAGAACAGAGTTAAGTTGTTAAGATACTATGGACTCATACCAAAGTATATGATAGAGAATCAAGATGATTCAGAAAAGTATGAAGAAGTATTCAACAAACAAGCAGATGAGTATGGTACTCAAGCAGCAGACTTTAGTGACCTTGTAGAAGGAATAGTAGTTATAGCTAATGAGCAGTATTTACTCAAAGCAGAAGAGTCACCATACATGATGAAAGATAGACCTATTGTTTCTTTTCAAAATGATAGTGTTCCTAATCGTTTCTGGGGTCGTGGTATTGCTGAGAAGGGCTACAATATGCAAAAGGCTATTGATGCTCAAGTGCGTTCACACCTTGACAGCGTAGCACTAGCTACAGTACCTATGATGGCTATGGATGCTACCAGACTACCTAGAGGTGCTAGGTTTGAAGTAAAACCTGGTAAGACTATCCTTACTAATGGTAATCCAGCAGAGATATTATATCCATTCAAGATAGGTTCAGTAGATGGCTCTAACATCAATACTGCTACTTCTTTTATGAATATGCTACTAATGGCTACAGGAACAATAGATAGTTCATCATTACAAGCAATGACTACTGCTGAAGGAGCAGGATTATCTGTAGCATTATCATCAATCATAAAGAAAAACAAGAGAACATTAATAAACTTTCAAGAGCAGTTCTTAATTCCATTCATAACTAAGTCTGCACATAGGTTTATGCAGTTTGAACCTGAGAAGTATCCTGCACAAGACTTTATTTTTATTCCTTCTAGTAATCTTGGTATCATAGCTAGAGAGCATGAGCAGATGCAGTTTATGAATTTACTGAAAACACTAGGTGCAGAATCACCAATTGTACCATTAGTTCTATCTGCAATCATAGAAAATTCTAGTTTAAACAACAGAGAACAGCTTATACAACAGCTACAGCAGATGATGCAACCTAATCCACAGGAAGCACAGTCACAACAAGCTGCTGCACAGCTAGAATTACAAAAAGCACAGCTAGAATTAGCAGATTTACAGGCTGATGTACAGCTAAAACAGGCTAAAGCACAAGGAGAAGCGGTAGAAACACAGTTAAAACCAGTAGAAACACAAGCTAAGATAGCTGCTAGTGCTTCTAAGCACCTTGGAGATGCAAATGACCCTTCAAAAGAGTTTGAAAGACGTATAAAACTAGCAAATGTGGCTTTAAAAGAGAAAGATATAGACACAAAAGCTAGAATTGCAGAATTACAACTACAATCTTCAAGAAATACTTGATTTTTACAAAAAAGTGTGCTATAATCACGCAATAATAAAGCAAAAAACGTGCCAATGGATAAAAAAATATTAAATTACTATGATAACCGTTTTTCAATGATGTCTTCATCAGGTTGGAAAGACTTGATGGAAGATTTACAAAAAATGTATGATGAATACAAAAGTGTTCAGAACTGTGAAACTAGTGAAGATTTTCATTTTGCTAAAGGACAGGTAGATATACTAAAGTATATGTTAGGGTTAAAAGATATGTCTGAAAAGGTATATGAAGATTTATGTGCAGAAGAAGAAGCACACCCTAATGAAGACTTAATGTATGTGAACACATAATGACTAAAAGAATATTTGAGTTTCAATGTAAAAATAATTATGTATTTGAGAAATACATTGATGATTCAGTAAAAACAACTAACTGCCCATCTTGTAATGCTGAAGCTAAACGCATAATCAGCAAACCAAGAATAGACCTAGATGGTTGTTCAGGTGACTTCCCCACTGCATCAGATGCGTGGGTTAGACGTAGAGAGAGTCATATGAAGTATGAAAGAAAAGTGGGTATAGGTCAAGAGTATAGTAGTATGGGACAAGGTTAGACCCCCATTCAAAGTGTCTTTCCTAAAATGTCAACTGACACAGGAGAGTAATAGTGGCTGAGTTTGTAGAAGAAACAGAAGATAAGAAAGAAGAACCACAGCAAGAAGAAGTAAAAGCTGAAGAAGTTAAAACAGAAGTAGAGATTCCTGAGAAGTATAAGGAGAAAACTCTTCAAGAAGTTATATCTATGCACCAACAAGCTGAGAAGTTAATAGGCAGACAAGGTACAGAGTTAGGAGAACTTCGTAGGGTTGCTAATTCTTATGTTCAAAGTCAACCACAAACAAAGCAAGCAGAACCAGAAGAATCTAATGATGATGATTTTTTTGCTAACCCTAAACAGGCTGTAGACAAGGCAATACAAAATCACCCTAAGATTAGACAAGCAGAACAGTTAACCCAAGAGATGCAGAGGTCTAAAGCTCTTTCATCACTGAAAGAAAAACATCCAGACTTTACTGATGTAGTAAAAGATCAAGGGTTTCAGGACTGGGTAAATAATTCTAAAGTAAGAGCAGAGTTATTTATGAGGGCTGATCGTAGGTATGATTATGATGCTGCTGACGAGCTTATTTCTACATGGAAAGAAAAGAGACAGGTAGGTAGTAAAACTGTAGAGATGGAGAAACAAGCTAGGTCACAAGACATCAAGAGTGCTACTACAACTGTAGCAAGCGGTAGCGGAGAAGCACCATCAAAGAAAATCTTTAGACGTTCTGATATACGAAATCTTATTAACAGTGATCCTGACAAGTACGAATCTATGTTGCCAGAAATTGTAAGAGCGCACAGAGAAGGAAGAGTCAGAGGATGATATTTTAGAAAAGGAATTTTAAAATGGGTTTAGGTACTAATCATGTAGTACAATCAGAAGTCAATACCGCAGGTTTTATACCTGAGATTTGGTCGGATGAAATTATCGCTGGTTACAAGAAGAATCTTGTAGCTGCTAACTTAATTAAAACAATGAACATGAAGGGTAAGAAAGGTGATGTAGTTCACTTTCCTGCTCCTGCTCGTGGTTCAGCTTCAACTAAGGCTGCTGAAACAGAAGTTACTCTTATTCAAGAGTCTGGTTCAGAAAAAACTGTAACAATTAACCAACACTATGAGTATAGTCGCTTGATTGAAGACTTTGCTGAAGTACAGGCATTAAGTTCACTAAGACGTTTCTACACAGATGATGCTGGTTATGCGTTAGCTACTAGAGTAGATACAGATGTATTATCTTTAGGTAGACAGGCTCAGTCAGGAGGAGGTTCTGCTGCTTATGACAAAGGCTTCCTAGGAGCAGATGGTTCTACATTTTATGTAGCTGGTAGTAACAATGAAAGTGCTATTAGTGATGCAGGGTTTAGAAGAGCCATACAGCGTCTTGATGACCAAGATGTTCCTATGGATAATCGTAACTTTGTTATCCCGCCTGTGGCTAGAAACGTAATGATGGGTCTATCACGATTCACAGAGCAAGCATTTACAGGTGAAGCTGGTAATGCTAACACTATTAGAAATGGTCAGATTGGTGACATATATGGTATCAAAGTATATGTATCTACCAATGTAGACACAACTAGTGGTTCTGGTGGTGCTAGAGTATGTTTGTTATTCCATCCTGAGTTTGGAGTATTAGTTGAGCAACTTGGTGTTCGTGTTCAAACACAATACAAGCAAGAGCATTTAGGTACACTCTTAACTGCTGATACCTTATATGGTACTGGTGAGCTAAGAGATAAATCTGCTGTTGCACTTGTTGTCCCAGCTTAATTTTAATAACAGGGTTGGCTCTAGTAGTCAACCCTTTTCTTTATAAGGATGAATAATGGCTACAGTAAAAAGAGGAGAACTCAGACAGTTTCAGGGAGCTTTTTCTGATACCTGGGCAATCAAAGATACATTTAATTTTGGTTCAATAGATGATGGAAATGAAGAAGCTACTGCTGTTACAGTATCTGGTGTAGGTTTAGGTGATATGGTATTAGGTGTAGCTTCTAGTGTAGATGTAGCAGACTTAGATTTAACAGCTAATGTTACTGCTGCAAATGAAGTTACATTTCAATTAAATAACAATACAGGTGGTGCAATAGACTTAGCAGCAGGTGAGTTTACAGCCCTTGTTGGAAGACCAAACTGGTAAACATTATAGCCCTCTTCGGAGGGTTTTTTATGTTAAGGAATAATTATGGCTTTTTTTAGAGGTACAGGCGGTGCAGGTACTGCTACATTTGAGCAACTACCTTTAGCTATTAGTGAGGGCGGTACAAGTGCGACTACTGTAGCTTCTGCTAGAGCATCACTCTTACCTGATTTTTCTGGTAATGCTACTTTTGTACTTGCAGTAAACTCAGGTGCAACTGATGTAGAATTTGTTACAGCACAATCTACAATTAGTTATTCTGATGCTACAGCAAACTTTACAGGAATATTACAAGAAAGTGGTAGCAATGTACTAACAAGTGCTGATATTGGTGTATCAGTAGCTTCTGCTGGTGTTACAGGAGGAGGTGTTAGTTATTCTGATGCTACTGCAAACTTTACTGGTGTGTTACAACACAGTGCCAGTAATGTACTAACACAATCAATGATAGGTGTATCAGTTCAAGGTTATGATGCTGATACAGCTTTTTTAGATGCTGCTACGGCAAACTTTACAGGAGTGCTACAAGATGGAGGAAGCACAGTTCTAACAGAATCAAGTACAATTGAAGGGGGTACTTACTCATGACAACCATTTTAACTAAAAAGAAAGACTCATCAGGAGTACCAGCTACCGCTGATATTACTAGTGCTGTTGGAGGAGCAGAATTAGCAGTTAATACTGCTGACAAAAGATTGTATACAAAGAATAGTAGTAATGTTATTGTAGAAGTAGGTACAAATCCAGCATCATTAAACTTAAATGCAGACTTAACAAACACATCAGGTAATTTAGTAGTAGATCCTGCAACACAAGTATTTGAGATAAAAGGTGATGGTTCTTCAGCAGAAGGACAAATACAGTTAAACTGTCATGCTAACACACATGGTCAAAAGTTAAAAGCACAAGATCATTCTCTTAGTGCTACAAATACAATGTTACTACCATTAGGTGCTGATTCTACGTTAGTATCTGAGGTAGGCACAGCTACTGTTACACATAAAACTATAGATGCTGCTGTTAGTGTTAGTGCTGCTGGAGCTATAACAAGCGGTACAATAGTATCTGATGTAGATGGTAATTTAAGAGACATACCTGTAAGTCAAAACATATCAGGTAATTATACATTAGCCATAGGAGATGCAGGTAATCAAATAAATGTTAATGCTTCTAATGCAATCATAACTGTACCTACAGGAGTATTTGCAGTAGGTGATATTGTATCAATTATATCAGTAAATGGATGTACAGCATCATTAGCTTGTACTGCTGTTAACGCAGTCAAAGCAGGTGATTTAGCAGCAACTGCTTTGCATACATTAGATGCAAATGGAGTTGCTAGTATCATGTTTAGTTATTCAGCAGACTTAGCTGTACTTACTGGGAATATTTCATAATGACTGGAATACATCAATTATTATTTTCTAATTTTTCTACTGCGGTTGTAGGAGCAGGTGAAGTTATAGTTATTGAAAGTTTTTTAGGTAACACTGTTTGGACTTGCCCTACTGGCGTTACAAGTGTTGATTATCTTGTAATTGCTGGAGGTGGTGGTGCTGGTACAAACAGAGGTGGCGGTGGCGGCGGTGGAGGATTTCGTACTGGAACTGGTTTTAGTGTAACCGCAGGAACGGACTATTCTATAACAGTAGGCGGTGGTGGATCACCTGGAAATAATAGTGGAACTAACTCTGTATTTAGTAGTATTACATCTGCAGGTGGTGGATATGGTGCTAGTGGAGATGCCGTAGGAGAAGATGGAGGTTCTGGCGGTGGAGGTGGTGGAAGTGGTTATCCTGATCACACTACAGATTATAATAATGGGGGGACTGGTAATCAACCTAACACAACACCAAGCCAAGGTAATAATGGCGGTCGAGGTGCTAACATGGGTGGTGGCGGTGGTGGAGCAGGTGCAGTAGGAGGCGATGTACCCTCGCAAGCAGGTGAAACAGGAGGTAACGGTGGTGCTGGAGAAGATTCAGATATCACTGGTTCTACTGTTCGTTATGCAGGAGGTGGTGGAGGTGCAGGTGAAGCAGGTGGTGGAGGCGGTACTGCCGATGGAGGCGGTGGTGCAGGAGGCACTAATTCTAGTGGAACATCTGGTACAGCTAACACTGGTGGTGGTGGTGGAGGCGGTTCTGATACGGCTAGTCCAGTAGGAGGCAGTGGTGGTTCTGGAATAGTAATTATCAAATACACAGTACCGACAAGTTCACCACTAATATTTAGAGGCACAACAAAATGGAAATGCCCCGTTGGAGTATCTTCTGTTGACTATTTAGTAGTTGCAGGAGGTGGGTCAGGGGGAGGAACACCATCTAACGGTGGCGGTGGTGGAGGTGGTGCTGGAGGTTTTAGAACTGGTACATCTTTATCAGTTACTTCTGGTACAGAATACACAATTACAGTAGGTGGAGGCGGTACAGGAACTGGTGGTGGTTCTTATGGTGGTGATGGAAATAACTCTGTGTTTTCAACAATTACTTCTACTGGAGGTGGTGCAGGAGGTTATGGAATTGGAGGAACCGCAGGAGCAAATGGGAAAAACGGAGGGTCTGGTGGAGGGGCATCTAACGGAAGAGTAGGTGGTAGTGGAAATACGCCTTCAACTACTCCATCTCAAGGCAATGATGGAGGAGATGCTAATAGTGGGCAAAATGGTGGAGGCGGTGGAGGTGGTTCTACTAGTGCGGGTTCTGATGCTTCAGGTACAAATTCAGGTGGAAACGGAGGTAACGGAACAGCATCTTCAATAACTGGTTCATCTGTTGTTTATTCAGCAGGTGGAGGGGGCGGTGCGTTTGGAGCTGATTCAGCAGGAACAGGTGGAAGTTCCTCTGTGGGCGGAGATGGTTCTGTAACTGGAAATGGTAGTAATGGAACGTCCTTTACTGGTTCTGGTGGAGGTGGTGCTGGAAAAGGCGGATCAGGAACAAATGGTGGAAATGGAGCTGATGGAATTGTTGTAATAACTATGAACGCATAGGAGAGATTATGAGTGCATACGGAAATTATTTAGGCATGGTTCGTAAGTTAAAAAAGGAAGGTAAATTGGAAATAAAACCAAAAGATAAAATTTATAGACTTACTGGGATTGATAGTGCTATGGAGTTGTTAAGACCAGGTGCTAAGTGGGAGATAAGTAATTCTACATTTACACGATGGGATGATGAAAGACCATGCCCTTCTATGGATGAAGTTAGAGATGCACAACGTAAAGCACAAGAGTTTGAAGATTCTATAAATACTATTTGGACAAAAGACCAAGAAAATAAAATACTAGAAATGCAAGGAAAGATTGCTGGTGCATTAAATTGATTATTGAATTACACATAGGAGCATAAAAGATGGCACACTTTGCAGAGTTAAATAGTGCAAACGAGGTATTAAGAGTTACTGTAGTAGAAAACAAAGATACTGCTGATGTTAACGGTGTTGAAAAAGAATACATTGGTCAAGCACACCTTGAGAAAGTATTAGGTGGAACATGGAAACAAACTTCTTACAACGGAAACACGAGAGGTAACTATGCAGGTAAAGGTTATACTTACTTTGTAGATCAAGACTTATTTATGCCTCCTAAACCATATAACAGTTGGTCTATGTCTACTGCCGATGCTACATGGATAGCACCATCTGCTATGCCTACTGATGGCGGTATATATAACTGGGATGAAGATAATCAGACATGGATTGATATAAGTGGTTCTAGTGCAGGAGGTGTTTAAACGATGAAGACAGAAGAGTTATTAAACGAACTAGATATACGACTAACTTCACATGAAGCTGTGTGTGCAGAAAGATGGGCTGAGACACTTTCTAAAATCAAAAGACTAGAAACTATATTAATTGGTTGTTTTGGTTCTATTGTATTAATACTTGTTACTATTATTTTAAAACTAAGCTAAGGAGAAGTCTATGTACGGCATGATGAAAGGCAAGAAAAAACCAATGAAAAACGGCATGAATAAAAGTTATGGTGGTAAGAAGATGATGGCTAAGAAGCCAATGAAAAAACCAGCTAAGAGGAAAGCATAATGGCTAAGGGAGTAGCTCACTATTTTAGAGATGGAAAAGAATATAAAGGCAAAATGCACAAAATGAGTGATGGTACATTACATTCTGGTGCAACACATAACAAGTCTAGTAAAAAACTTTTTCATCTTAAAGAACTTTCTAAAACAGCACAAAAAAGGGCTAAAAGTGGCAGCAAAAAAGTCTAAGAAGTCTCCTACACCTAC